TGTATTCATGTCCTTATCTCCTATATTTTGTGATTCATACCCCTCTATATAATAAGGTGTAATCCTCCAAGTTAATACTTCTTGTTTTCTGAAGTTTGATACTTCATATTTTCGAGTGCAAAGGTACGGCGATTTTGGCAGCAAAACAATACCCCATGTAGGGTAATTGCATACCCTATGTGTGGTATATGAGAATGGTACGAACGTGGTATTGCTCCTTCTGGATAATCTTTATACCTTTGCACCCAGTTAGTAATATATATAATAAGGTATAGATATGAGAAAGAGAATCATTGGAATCATAGTGATAGGAACTTCCTTGCTATTAGCGGGTTGTGGCAGCAGGGGAGAGGTGAAGCGGAATGCGGACGGCAAGAAGGTGCTGAGTGGATACATCACCCTGTCGGGTGCTTTTGCCCTCTATCCGTTGGCGATACAGTGGGCGGATGAGTTTCATCGGCTTCATCCCGATGTAGATATTGATATTTCTGCTGGTGGAGCGGGAAAGGGCATTACTGATGTTCTTGCCGACCAGGTGGATATTGCGATGGTGAGCCGCGAACTGAAACCGCAGGAGAAGAAGAAAGGGGCTTTGGCGTATGCCGTGGCGAAGGATGCCGTGGTGGCGACGATCAATGCCAATAATCCCGTATATCGCGAGTTGCTGAAGACAGGATTAAACCAGAAGCAGGCTACGGCAATCTGGGAAGACAAGACGAAACTGAATGTCTATACCCGAAGTGATGCCTGTGGTGCTGCCGAAACCTGGGCTGCCTTTCTGGGCAAGAAGCAGGAAGACCTGAAGGGAACGGGCGTGTTTGGAGATCCGGGAGTTGCCGAGACCCTGCAGAAGGATGTGAACGGCATCGGATTCAACAATATCGGTTATGCCTATAATGACAAGACGCATAAGCCTACGAAAGGTATCGCCATTGTTCCGATAGATGTGAATGGGAACGGAAAGCTGGATGAGGATGAGAAATTCTATGATACCCTTGATGAATTGATGGATGTAGAGGGCACAAAACGAAGCGTATATTTAAGAGAGAGGCCGAAAATGGTGGAAGAACCTAGAATAGAGATAGTTAGATAGATGACGGGAAAATGAGGGTGCAAAACGAAACGTTTACATTGGTTGAATTTTGGTTGAATTATTTGAGAGGTTGGTTTACATAGAACGAGGGGAAAGTTTACATCGGACTGCATCTGCTTTACATCCGAGGGGCTGAGAGGCTTCTGAGGCGTGCAGGAGGGCTTATCTACAAGGCGATGGATAGATGGAGAGGGTGAAGGATTAGAGCGGCTTAATGGCCGCTTTTTTTTATTGCTTGTTACTAAGAAAAATGAGGGTTTTAGGAATAATTAAGATGCGATTTTATTCCATATAATAATTATTTGGTATATTTGCAGCCGATAACGAGGGCGATGCGCTTTGCGGTGCTTGGCTCCTGATGTAGGACTTAAAACAATAGAAATATGGCAAAAGTAGTACACGTTCACCTGATGGTGGGCAAGCATGAAGGACTGAAAGACTTCTATTTCAGCTCCATCTCGGCGATATACACCGTATTGACGGCTGAAGAGGTAGGTGCAACCAGGAGCTATCTGCTACATGCAGGGCTTGGTGGAAATGGTACAGTAATGACGAAACGTGCTGTAATTAAGCAATCTACGCTTATTTCGGGTAGTCGGATGAGTAATGTATCACCCGAGGAGGAATAAGGGCTTAGAACGCCATTTTTAGGGTGTTTTGGGCGTGTTGGAACGGCATTATAACCTTGTATGCTTTTAGAGGGCAATTTATGGGTATTTGGGGAGCTTTCTGGCTCCCTTTTTTTTGTGCCCGAAATGGTCGATTTTGGGTAAGGGTTACACTAAGGGTTACAGTTAAGGGTTACACTTTCGAGAATTAAGGGTTACAAAAGTGGGTAAAACGGTATACCAATAGCTGAGGTAGGAAAACTACCACTTTTGCCACTTTATGTGCAGGAAACATACCCTTTTTCGACTTCGGTTTTTGGCGCTTACACCTTATTATATATAGTATATAGGGGCTTTTTAGCCTATTTTAGCGCCTTTCAGGGGGAGGGGGAACACTCTAGGGGTACTTTTTGGGGGTGTACCATCTTCCCGGAGCCGGGAAAATGATACGCATCCTGGAGGTGGGCATAAAACGGGGTTACTCCAGACGGATGATGCCCCTGACGAGGGCGATGGCATGGAGGTATGATTTCTCCAGTTCGAACGGTGGGTACTTGGTGTTATCGGAGACGATGCAGATATGATCCTCATCCTTGCCCGGTAGTACTCGCTTGATGATGGCTCCCTGGTTGGTATCGAGGACGTAGGTTTTGTTCCATTGGAAGAAGATGTCGTTCATCGGTATCTTCTGACACGCAACGAGATCGCCAGAGTAGTATGTAGGCTGCATGGAGTCGCCTTTCACTCGGATCAGGAAGTCGGCACCTTTGAAATCTGGGATAAAATAGTGTTCGCATTCGTACTCCATGAAGGAGATATCGGAAGTGAATGCGCCCGCTATGGCGCTGGTAGGTATGAGTGGAATGCCCTCCATACTTCCCTCCGGTAGTTTCTGGATCCGAGAATTTTTCTCTGATTTTCTCTGCTTTTCTTCAGATTTCTCCGTTTTTCTCCCCTCATCGCCGATAATTTGGTGTTTATTTTCTTGGCTATATGGATTTTTTTCTATATCTTTGTCGTTAACTTCTATTACGGATTGGGAAGAGGTATCATGTGATACAAGCATTTCGCCTTTACCTGTAAGAAGCCAAGAAGCGTTGATTTCGGGATATGAATATAGAATCTTTTCAATATTAGAGGAGTTCATACCCTTTCCACTCTTCTTCAACTTACCTAATAAGCCTACAGATAGACCTGCAGCGATAGTCATTTGATTATCGTTGATACCCTTCAATTTCATGTAATATTGAAGCCTTTCTATAAAATTATTGCCCATATATTGAATTTTTTCCTTAAAATGTTTGGTGGTATTGAATATTTTCTATATCTTTGCACCGTGTTTAAGATAAACACCGCGCCAAAGATACTAAAAAAGCGCGAGCTGGGCAAATTTATAAACTTAAAAAGTCATAATGATGGAAAATGTAGAGAAGGCCTTCAATGGCCTTGGCAGAACAAAGAAAGTGGAGTTTATCTCCAAGAACATCGAGCTTGCATCATCAAGCGCAGTTGCAGACTATGTGAAGGGATATCTCTTCGACGTGCTCAAAGATGTGGGCAATGATGAGTATGTAGCGACTTACCTTCGAGGTAAGGGCTATCAGGTTGAGAAGAAATAGAGTGTTTAACAAGTGGAGGAGAATGATAGGTTCTCCTCCTGAAAAAAAGAGATTAAGATGAAAAAAGAAGCTAAGACGAAAAGTGTAATTCTTTTAAATTCCATCTCAGAGTGCATGAAGGTAATAACTCTCTTAGAAGAGGCTGGAAAGATAGAAGAAGTCGATCTAAGATATCGAGGCGAGACTTGCCCATTTGCATCACGGCAGAATACCGGAATGCCGATAGACCAGGCACACAAAGTTCTTCTCCTGAGCAGGAGTACATTGGTATGCCGGTGTTGCGGGAAAATGTTTCCGTTACGCCGTCGAGCATTAAGTGCACAGGATAGAGCTGTCTTTTCAACTCTTCTACCGGGAGTACCGTTTGGAACTCTGCCTGGAACTCTAATACGTAAAGTGCCATAAGTGATAAATTAAGTAAAACATAAAAGTAAGAATATGAAAAAGTCTATTTGTCAATTTCGTCAATCGCACGGAAAAGCGATTCGTCGAAACCATCGTAGCTCTCAAAAACTTTATTTGCGAGTGCAGCGTCTTGAGGAGCAATTCGACGAACTATGTTCAGTTCTCCAAGATTACCTTGCAGATAAGCAATATCCATCAGAACCTGCAAATGGTAACGTCTGCGAGCAAGAAGCTCAGGCTGCTGTCCTGAATCGGTTAGCCCGAAATCGGAAGAAGCAAGAATGTCTCTCTCGTATTTGTAGTTTAAGTAGCGAGAGAACCAGATAAGCTGAGACTTGTTCTCCGCATCGGACCAGAAATGGAGGAGCAGGACATCTGCAACGCGGCGCAGGCTAGCAATCTGTGCCTGGAGGATAATTTCATTTGTTGTCATAAGCTATATATATTTTTAGTGAAACATGAATTTTGGTGCAAAGATAAGCATTTTGAGCGAAAAAGACTTAATGTTTGCCATAAGTTTAGTTTTTATAAGGTAGAAAGAATCAGGATTAACAACGAGCCGGGCAACGTTTCCCGGCAACTTGGAGGTAGCTGGAATGTATGGCGGTTCGACTCCGCCTTCCTCCACCATTAGAATAAAATTATAATATTGTTAGAATATGAAAAGAGCAATAGACGTAAGCACGGAGGTACGCGAAGGAATACGCAAGACCTTCAAGGTGTCAGACCAAGCTATCTGGCTTGCTCTCACCTTCGACCCCAAGCGGGGCATGAGCGACAAGGCAAAGCGCATCCGCCAGTACGCCAAAATCAACGGTGGCGTGGAGACGGTGGTTGCCGAAAAGGGTGATACCTTGCTTTTCGACCATGAAGGAAGCTTCAGACAATACTTCTCCAACGGAGCGGTACTGGAGTTCGACAAGAAGACCGGTAATGCTACCATCTTCTTCAAGGGTAAGGAAATGGTATCTGCGGACAATGTCTTGGTCCGAGAGATGCCTTCGCTTCAGATCATGGCAGCAAGGTGGAAGCAGAAGGATGCTGAAATCATCGGCAATCCCGGTATGAGAGAACGTCTGGAACGTGGATTTAGAGTTGGAGGATAGAGTTATGGACATTACTTGGTATCTGATTACAGTCATCGTATGTCTCTCTGTAGGCATCTGTATGGGTAGAAACTGGGATTATTTCACCAGTGAAGAATGATTTGAGTGAAGAGTGAAGAACGAAGAGTGAAGAATTCGACGGCTTTACTGGTTTTAAACTGATATATAACAATGGAATATTACGGCAATACACTTTGCATATCTGCTCGTGAGCTTGTTGACGGTGATATAATGACAGCCTCGAACTACAAGCAGCTATCTGCCAGAAACCGCATCAACGTAGTGCGTAGTGGTAAGGGACAAGGACGTTATGCCCTGGTTGCCGTAGATAGCTTGCCTACCAAGTACCGCAAGGCGGTGGAGGCAGAATTCCCCGGTGGTCCTGAAGTAAGGCTGCGAGGATGGATAACTTCCAATTATGAGGTAGATCAGCACGCCATGTGCTACTTCCAGAGCAGACAGCAGACGGGTTTGGACCTGTCGGCAGAGAAGATTCAGGAGTATGTGGTGAATGCTTCAGTGCTCAATACCTGCATCAAGCTCTACGAACGAGCCTCTGCCTACCGCAAGCTGATGGGCGAACGCTACGACTGGGAAATGATGGCAAGTACCATCAAGGTGTTGAAGGAAACCTATCATCATACCCTACCCGAATCGACGCTGAGATTCCGGAAGAAGGTGAACGAGTATAAGGCTGGCGGCTACGGCGTACTGATCAGTGGCAAGTTCGGCAACCAGAACACCAGAAAGGTTGACGTGAAGACGGAGAAGCTGGTCATCGGCCTGCAATGCCTTCCTAATAAGCCTTATAACTCCCAGGTAAAGGAACTGTATGACTCCTTTGTATGCGGCGAGCTTGATGTATATGATGTTCAGACAGGAGAACTGTTCGACCCGGAAGATTTCTGTGATAAGGATGGAAATCCGAAGAGTTTAAGCGACAGTACCATCCGAAACATCCTGAATAAGCCGAAGAACAGGCTTATCTGGGACAAGAGCCAGCTGAGCTGGAGCGCCTTCATGCACGAGAGTATGCCTCACATGCACCGCCATGCCGGAGAATACTCGCTGAGCCAGATAACCATGGATGACGTGGATCTGACCCGCAAGCTGAAGGATACGAAACTGAGGGTGAAAGCCTACTATGCCTATGATTCGGTGAGCCAGTGCGTGCTGGGCGCCAGCTACTCCAGGGATAAGGATCAGAACCTTGTGAAGGAATGCTTCAGAGAGATGTTCAGGCTGATAGCCAAGCATGGCTGGGGCATTCCGGCAGGTATTGAGGTGGAGAACCACCTGATGTCTGAATACAAGTACACCTTGCTCCAGGAAGGAACGGTATTCAGCTATGTACGCTACTGTGCGCCTCTTAATTCACAGGAGAAGCAGGCAGAGAACATCAATGGAGCCAAGAAGCGCCGCATCATCCATCGCAACCACGTAGGTATCGGCCGATTCTACGGCAAGTGGAAATACAGAGTGGAATCCAAGAAGATAAGCGATGCGGGAAATGATACCTGGGAAGACAAGCAGTATTACTCATTCGATGAGCTTGTGGCGGACGACCGCCGTGACAACTACGAGTGGAACCATACGCTGCACCCTAATCAGAAGAAATACCCCGGTATGACCCGATGGGACGTGCTGATGGAAAATATCAACCCGAACCTGCGCCCATTTGACGCCATCACCCTTGCCCGATACATCGGCGAGAAGGTTGAGACCTCTATAAGACGTAATTCTACGGTAAGAGTGGCTTATGAAGACTGGTGGCTGAGCAAGCCGGATGTACTGGAGCGCCTGGCGCCCAATAATTACAAGGTTACCGCTTACTACCTGCCGGATGAGGACGGAAAGCCGCAGGATGTATTCATCTTCCAAGGTGACAGATTCATCGACCAGGTAGAGCGGGTGGAAACCTACAACAGAGTGATGGCAGAACAGACCGAGGAGGACAAGAAGAAATTCTATCATCAGCAGAAGAAGGTCAAGGAATTTATGAACTACACCAACAGGAACCTGGTTCCTAAGTTGGGAATACACAATAGCAAGGATTATGAAGAAGAACAACAGAAAGAGATTGAAGAGCTCGCTGCGAAGCCGACTGGGATGGATATTTGTACATCCGATGTTCCCGATAGCGATTTCGGAGTACAGACAGCTGGTAGAGTACTACAAGGCGCATCTTCAGTATCCGAAGAAGACGAAGACGCATTGGCAATAGCGATGGCATTCGACCAAGTATAAGAATCGACTTAGAATAAACTTATAACAATAAACGATTATGATTACAACAGAACAAAAGAAAAAGATTCTGGCTGCGATTGCACAGAACCGCGCCAATTATCCTTCGGATGCCAAGCACGCCACATCCCTTGGAATGTCCACTTCGGTGTACAGCATGGTGAAACAGGGTGTCTTGGATAAGGCTCTTTCTGATGCCAACTGGGTACGCATCGCCCGTCGCCTGGGCGTTAACCTCCGTCACGAGATAGAATGGAAGCCAGCCAATACCTTCACCTTCCTGTTTATCCAGAAGCAGCTGGAGCTTGCGCAGCTCTCCTCTCTGAGTATGATTCTCTGTGATGAGCCGAACATCGGCAAGACCTATTCAGCCAAGTATTACATCGGCTGCCACGAGAATGCCGTCTATATCGACTGTTCGCAGGTGAAGACCAAGCGCAGGCTGATCCGCAAGATAGCCACCGAGTTTGGTACTGACAACAAGGGAACATACAGCGATGTGTATGAAGACCTGGTATATTATCTCCGCACCCTGAACAGTCCGCTTATCATCCTCGACGAGGCAGGAGACTTGCAGTATGAAGCCTTCCTGGAGCTGAAGGCGCTGTGGAACGCAACGGAACATAGCTGCGGATGGTATATGATGGGCGCCGACGGACTGAAGGAGAAGATAAACCGCAGTATCGACTGCAAGAAGGTGGGATATACCGAGATGCTGAGCCGCTACGGAGGCAGATTCTCTAAGGTGACTCCTGATGACGGCAAGGAGCGTGAGAAGTTCCTGATGAAACAGGCTTCCATCGTTGCCAAGGTGAATGCTCCAGCCGATGCCGATATTCCTGCCATCGTAAGAAAGACGCAGGGCGGGCTGAGACGAGTATATACCGAGATAGAGAAGCTCAAGATAGCAGCAGAGAACGCTGCCGAAGCATCCGGGGAGGCCAGCCATGGTTAAGCGGGCATACAGCCCCAGGGAGATACTGAAGATGACTTATAAGCCCATCCCCTGGGGTGGAGAGTGGGAACGGTGCTTCGGACAGCCGGATATGTATGATACCTGGTTTATCTCGGGGCCGTCGGCTGGCGGCAAGAGTTCGTTCGTGATGCAGCTTACCAAGAAGCTCTGCGAATACGGCATAGTACTCTACTGCTCCTTCGAGGAGAAGGTAAGCATGAGTTTCAAGGAACGTATCCAGCGTTTTCACATGGAGGAAGAACAGGGCAAATTCAGGGTCTGCATCGATTCAGATCTGGAGAACCTGAAAAAGATGCTCAAGCAGCGCAAGGGTCCTAAGTTCATCATCGTGGATTCGTTCCAGTACTCACATTGGGAATATGCGCAGGTGGAAGCCCTGGTAGAAGAATTTCCGAAGAAGAGTTTCATCTTCATCTCGCAGGAGGCGAAGAGTCAGCCGCTGGGCAAGCCTGCCGTCAGACTGAAATACATGGCGGGCGTGAAAGTAAGAGTCGTCGGCTACGAGGCAGTCTGTCAGGGTCGATTTATAGGAGAAGCCGGAGCTACCTTCAAGGTATGGGAGGATGGACTTATCCAGGCTAGTAATAATCTGTAATTTGAAAGCTTATGAGTGAAGTGAATGATTATCTCGGGGATTACGAGAAAGGTGACATCATCTACCTGCTGCTGAGTAAGGAGTAATGCAGCTCGGTATTGGATGACTGGATGGAATGCAACTATACCTGCGATTTGAGCGTGCGCAGATCAACGAAGACTCCCGGTAGCTATGTCGTTACGACCAAGAGTCTGATGTGGGCAACGAGAATCATAAAATGGCATGGGTATCAAAGTGTAACTTACAAAAAGCCAAAGAAACATGGATGAGACAATAGAGGATATCATCGCCTACATCAAGAAAAAGACTAAGGATTTCAGTTATCCTGATCAGGCAATGATGTATGACGAGCTTGCTTCCAAGCTCTGTGATATGAATGCAGATGCGCTGAGGAATGAATATCTGGGCAGTGATGATTATCTGCTCGATAGCGTATAGAAGGCGCTTCTGCGACAAAATTATAAACCAATAAACGATTCATTGAAATATGAAAAAGATTATTTATTCGATTAAGAAATGGTGGAAAAAGACCACTGAGGAGTATCATCGCCAGCAGGTGCTGAAGCGTGAGAAGGAAGTAAGACGTGAGGCGATGCACCGATTGCAGGTAAGGGAGTTTGAGAGCGGGCTGTATCTCTGTCTGGATGATATCCCGATATTGAAGGAGATGGAGGTTGCACAGGCGTTGCCTAACGCCCTGCATGAAGCACGAGAGCATTATCAGGACTATAAGTTGAGTCTCGGCTTATGATCTATCGGCTACAGATAAACAAGGAGGGAAGTTTATGGCACGACCGATTGCAAACTACCATCGTTTCTACGCCTCGTTTAATAAGTTGCCGAAGCACGGCGATGACGAAGAGGCTAAGGCGGCTATCGTGAGCCAATACACGAATGGGCGCACAACACATCTGCATGAGATGAGGGCGCAGGAGTATAAGGAATGCTGCAAGGCATTGGAGAACATGCTTGGTTATGGCGACCAGCGCAAGCACTGGCGAAGCATCTGCCTGCACCTGATGCAGGAACTCGGAATAGACACCAAGGACTGGAACCGCATCAACGAGTTCTGCCGTCATCCGAGGATTATGGGTAAGGATTTTGCCCTGATCACTGTACCGGAACTGGAGCAGTTGAGCGTAAAGCTGAGAGTCATCAAGCGAAAGGGAGGACTGAAACAGCAGGAAGGTATCAATACCAATCATATAAAATTAATGTTTATTGAAAATGGAACAGGAACAGAACAAACAGGAGCAGGCGGCTGCAAAGCAGGGCAGCTCCCCAGTTGACATCAGTCAGCTGTCAGAAGAGCAGAAGGCATCCCTTCTGGCTCAGTTGAATGCCGAGGCAAAGAACGAACGCATCAACAAGCGTGATGCTTACGAGGGCTTGCGAGGCGAGTTTATGCACAAGGTTGAAGGTATGCTCGTTAACGTTACCGCAGACGTCAAGGGCTTTAAGGTATGGCTAAGAGATGAGTCTTCCGCCTTTATCAAGCTGATGCGAGAGTATGGTCAGGTGAAAACCGATGAGCAGAAGAATTACACAATCACTAGTGATGATTTTCGCTTGCAGATCAGCTGCAACAGCGTGAAGGGATTTGATGAGCGTGCCGACCTTGCAGCGGAGCGACTGGTGGCTTTTCTGAAGGACTACATGAAGAAGAGCGAGAAGGGAACCGATGATCCGATGTATCAACTGGCAATGACGCTGCTGGAGCGCAACCAGGCAGGAGATCTCGATTACAAGAGCATCTCCAAGCTCTACGAGCTGGAGGATAAGTTCAATGATCCGGAGTACTCGGAAATCATGAAGCTCTTCCAGGAGAGTAATGTAGTGCAGAAGAATGCAACCAACTATTACTTCTGGAAACGCAACAAGGAGACGGGAGTCTGGCGCCGCATCGAGCCAAGCTTCTGCCGCATCTAAAGTTAGATTATTTATTGTTATAATGTTTTTAAGTTGAAAGAAAGGAACAGCCCTCGATGAGGAATGGAAAATGTAGAAATAACCGTGGATTGAGCTATCAGAAGCGGGTGACGGAGATTAATCGTATCTTTGATCGCTACGCCAAGCTGGGAGTCCCTAATAGGGAGATCTGGCGGCGTTACGTGTACCCGGTGTATGCTATCTCAGAGCGCCAGTTCTATAATATTCTGAATGCGAGTGCGGATCCTCGTAACGAGATTTCTCATCAAGAGGAGCTGTTCCTGAATTTTATAGACAATGACGGCTATGGCAACAGAGAAAGAACTGAAGACGGTAATAGGTCGCATTCTGAAGGATATTAGAACCGGCATCGGCGATGAGTTTGATCAGAACTTTGAGAGACAGGCTTTCTTTACCAAAGCCTGGGCGAGAAGAAGAAGCCCGCTTCGCCCCGGTGGTCATATACTGATGGGGCCAGAAGCTCATTTACGAAAAAGTGTAGAGAGCCGAAGTGATGGAAATACGGTCACTTTTTATAGTGATCTCCCTTATGCGGCTATACATAATGAAGGTGGAGAGATCAAGGTTACTGCCAAGATGAAGGGATATTTTTGGATAAAGTACCGTGAAGCTGTGGGCAGTTTTGGTAGAAAGAAAAACGGCGAGCTTCGCAACAATAAGAAGAACCGACAGCTCGGAACGGAAGCTGAGTTCTGGAAAGCGATGGCTCTGATGAAGGAAGGTAATACGATTAAAATTCCGAAGCGTCAATTTATAGGTATGAGTCCCGAAGTGGAGGAAACCGTGAGGCGCATTATAGAAGACAACCTTACTTCTTATTTTGAGAACGACTTCAAATTTAAATAAACAAGATATGGATCCAAGACAAGAATTATACGCTGCACTCGTGGAGCAGCTGAAAAATATTCCCGAGGTGAAACATGTGGATCTGTGGAACGAGAACGTAGTTTATGCAGATCAGGACGAACCGTGGCAGCGCCCGGCAGTATTCATAGAGTTGGGAGTGATAGACTGGACAACGATACAGGGCGCTCTCCGAGGTAACGGGGATATCAAACTGCATACGGTAATAGACTGGAGCGAAAATGCGCCTATAGAGGCTTGGCAGTTGACTGACAAAATCTGGCAGGCGCTGGAAGGTATTAGAAGCAAATCGTTTGACGGGTATTATCCTAAGCAAACTCTATCCAATAGGAGCCATGAAGAGCTGTACGAGAACATTGATATCTTCAAGGTTAAGTATCTCAAGTCCTGGAGCACGGCGAGATAAGTTTCTTTTAATTCATATATACTATTATATTAGGTTCTGTAAGTTATAGGAATTTATGTTGTTAATTTATTTTTTTTATTATGTTTTTAGGCGCTTATATGCGAAAACGAGCGATCTAGTATTGATAATAATAGTTAGAACTAAAAAATGGCGGGTGTCGTGATGACATCCGCCATTTTGCGTTTTATTTCTTTTGTGTTCTGATAATCTTACAAGCAGAACAAAGTTCATTTTTAGGGATAGAGGCGTTTGGGTCTCCTTTAGCCAGGCTACAGCTATTACATTTCTTGAAGGTGTAAGGATTGTAGTCAGGAACCGCCTTACCCTGCTTCCCGCTATTGAACCGGAAAATATTAAAGCGTTCTCCGTCTAAGGCTTCCTTACCTCTATCCATCGCTTCATCATGAGGCGTGGCATCATACTTCCATTTGAGAACCTGGACCACCGTACAGCGGCAGTTCCATCCATTTGGAGGGTAGTAGCTCTCCCAGAAAGGATCACTCATCGGTAGCGTAACTCTATCGAGAGCAGCATGCTCCGGTCGTACCTTGTCATCATGGGCTGTTCTGTACTGGAGATAGTATTCGTCACCATCCTCGGCAAAGCGTTCCCATTTGGCAGCCATGGTAGCAGAAGACTGCACGAAGCCGTATTCTGCCCGAAGATAGTTCCTGTTGTAAGTCTCGTTAATCTTCCGTACATCATTCAAAAAGCGTTCGAACGGTTTTCTATCTCCATTCTCATCAAGCAAGCTAGGGAATGCCTCGTTAAGCTCGTGGAAGGTTTTCATGCCGGAGAAGATATAGTTGGAGCGGGTTAACCGCTCTCGCATCTTTTCGGTCATTTCCACCTTCTCGAAACTGGAATCCAGGATATCGGTGTGTTCCTGAATAAAATCCATGGCCTCGTTGCTTGACAGAATATTGATATCCAGATGTGCGCCGTGTTGACGGAAGAGCGCTTTCATCAGCTTGTCGAAACTGGAGGATATTTCCTGGTATCTCAGTTTTTTTTCGTCGGCTGATGTGAGTTGGATATTCATTTTACCAATGATGGATTCGTATCGGCTGTGCAGCCCCTTGTAGTCATCGGGGCTTAGTCGAAAAAAGGTCTGGAGAGCTGCAATCCAGGCTGCTGTATGCGTTCGCCTACAGGCATGTTGTATTTGTCTGCGAAATACTTTGGATCCACTTCGTAACGGTCAGAGATCATTTTCTCGTATTCCATCTGCTGTTCCGGTGTATAATCAACGCTTTCATCCCATGAAAAATGATAGCCTTTAAGCGGATATCCGTGACGGATCATGCGAGGGATAAGTTGGTTATTGATAATGCTTGCCAACATCTTCGCGTCGCTCTCAACCAGGTTCTCGAAGACCTTGAGGTGGGTCTGGCTTTGAGACAGGGAACTGCCATCCTCGATAGTCATAGTCTGCCCGATGATAAGCTTGGAGATTTCGCTGTTGGAACGATCCACACGCTTGTCATAGACGTTGAACGCATCGCTCTTGGTGCTTTCGATGATTTGAATATCCGTTCCTTCGGGGAATAATGCCCATGGAGCGATATCCATACCCTTGAGCATCTCTTCGATGCGCTGCTGGTCAGCCTTATCTCTAGATGCGGTTTTCGCCACTCGCATAGGCATTCCGAAAACCTCGCTGAAGACATCCCATGCCGCAAGGACGTTCTTCTTCGGGATAGCGTGGAGTGCGGCCTTGAGATAGAGTCCGAGGTCGTCGGGCTTTCCTGCCTCGATAAGGTTATTGTACCATTCCGGCTCTCTATAGTCTATTCCTGTAGTCCAATCCTGTCCGAGGTCTGTGACTACACGATGATGTTCCGGAATCACGAATTTGCGGTCGATAAGCTTTACTTCCGAGTAGCAGGGGCATCCGTCTCCATCCTTCCTGATATCTCCCAGTTCTATCAGGGAATGCCCATAATAGATAGAATCAAGAATGAGGCGGCAGAGTTCGTAGAACCATTCCTGGTCGAAATAATGCTTGAGCTCATCACAAGGCTTGCCGCTTTTGTCTTCGATGTTAAAAGACTTGGAAAGGACGAAGCCTGTGCGCTGACCGATACATCCGGTAATGTGGGCATCCGTAGCGGTATCTCTGTAGATATCGTAGAGCATCTGTCTGTTAGGACTCTCTACGCTGATAGCCTGCTGCCAAGCCTTGCGCCATTTCTGGATATCACTCTTGGTAAGAGCTTCGGTGGTGCGCTGAAGCTTGGATATGATATGCTGGGCATTTCTTCGGATTGCCTTGTCGGCAAGGATGATGTCACCGAACTTGGTATGCAGCAACTGTGGCTCGCCCTTGATGGCGCGCCGGATATCGTAGATGCTCTGTAATGTCTTGTCAAATAGATTCATCTTGCTTTATTTTTGAATATTAAACTTGAATACGGATTACCAGGAGTGGCGGTTAGGGCCGTTCCCCCACTTAACGCCATTAGTGTTAGCCTCACCTGTAGCCTCGTCAGTGGCTATCGGCAAGTCCGGGACAATTTTGCCAGCCGCAACTCCCTCTAGCCACTTGATGGCACGTTCGTAGCGTTCCTTGCGCACATCACTGCCCATTCTCTGCGGTTGTGCAGCAATCATGTTGTAGAGAGCAATATCCGCCGCATACATCACTATCTGTCGGTTGCGGTCATTTCCTATGGCGGAAAAGACCTTGTCGCAGTCATATTTAGGACGGAGATAGCCTGCTATCTCTTCCACCGCTTCCTGAATGGCATTGTTGGCGTTAGCGTCGTCTGCCTGGGTGATGACCTTGAGTGCGGCTTCAGAAGCCACCACCTTGAAATCTTCTTGAGTAATAAACATATAAAATACTTTTTAATTACCAACCATTTTTAGGAGGTCTCCTCTTGCCTATGCGTGGCTCAAAAGCATCGACGCGTCCTTGTCGCTGAAGGATGAAGATGGCTCCCTCGTCTGCATCCGGAGCATCGTCGTGTGCTCTGCTTCCGTGTTCCAGGGCTAATGTCTGCTCGATACCTACCTGCATATCCTCAGAGTCTTTAAGACTCTCGTTATAGAATACCAGGCCTCGTTCCCATAAAGGGGCGACGCTCTCGATACGCTGTAGCTTATCGGGCTTTTTCCGGTTATCAGCAGATATCGGAAGCTGATAGCCCCGGAGTTCTCCTTCCTTGTAGAATTCATCGAGAGCCGTGTCCTGCATCAGGTTTGCTTCCATATAAAACTGGATACTGGCTCCCTGCTCCATGGCCCTTTCATAGAGGTTATATTGCCACCTTACCATCTCTCCGGTGGTGGCCTGGCGCACGAAGCAGTCTATCAGGTGGAGTTCGCTGCCCAGCTTACCCCAGAGCCTGCACGCCTTATAGTCGTTGGCTGTCGTGGATTTCCAGGATGGGTCCGTGTAGCAGACTAGGGCGTCATACCTGGTAAGCTTAGGCATGCGCTTGTATTTGATCCATTCGTGACGGAAGATAGAACCGTCGATGATGGGGTTGTGCATCATCTCTTTATTCCAATCCCTGTAACCGACGAATTCCCGATAGGCATCCACCTCCTCCCGTGTCCATTTCTCCTTCCATACCGGATCACTGTTCTTATCTACGGCATACACCTTACTCAAGAAAACACCTTTGGTATTGGCAATGTTGTAGAGTACGGAATTCTTGGAAATCAGGTTGCCGACCATAATGAAACGGCCACGACCTACATCAAGAGAACCGAAGAGGGCAGACTTTACCCAAGATGTAAGCTCACGTACACGCTTCTCGTTCTTGCAGAGTTCATCATCATCAAGGTCATCGATGACGATGTAATCAGGGCGGGCCTCCCTGTCACGGAGGCCTCGGGGGCTCTGACCGCGACCGCATGCCAGGAACTTGACACCGCAGTTCGCCTTGAATTCTCCGTCGGTCCAGTCTCCTCCGGCCGGCTTCTGTTCTCCGAAGTCACGCTTGAGGCGGTCGTTGTACTCCAGTTCTGCCTGGATATCACCCAGGAGGCGGCAGGCAGCATCCTCACTCTTGCCGACTACCACCATGAAGTTTATCAGGCGTAGCGGCTGGAACATGAGCCACAAGGGCGTGAATACATCCATGTGGGTACTCTTGGCATGACCGCGCGGCCACATGAATACAGCCTTCAGGTTAGCGGTGCGCTTGACCTTGCTTGCCGCCTGGTTGTGGAATGGCGCATTGTGGATGGTACGGATCACCTTTCCGGTAGTCTTGTCCTTGAGTTGCAGGAAGTGAGGAAAGTAATACTCGCAGAAAGCAGCATAGTTCTGCTGTAGCCTGTGAATGCGAGCTTCCTTCTCGCTCTTGCCTTCTGGAGCCATGAGCGATGTATCTGTGAGCGCCGCTATCTGCTTGCAGTGCTCCTTCCATTCCTCTATGGCCTTTTTCTTTTCTGCTAGTGTTGCCATTATATATATGTATTAAAGGTCGCAGGAAAATCCGTTCTGCATCTTGTCGGAGATGAAGAGATCCTGGTAATAGTTGAATGTCTTGAGAAGTTCCGGTGTGATATTCGGGTCATTCTGTGCCCGGAACTGCATCCATTTGCTGAACGCCATGAACACCTCAATGGCATCTACTACGTTGGCCTTCTTGTCAAGCTTCTCTATGACAGCCGACATTTTAGCCAGTTTGTCACCCAGTCCGGCAATCTTCGCTGCGTCACCGGAAGCATTGACATCGGTAATGAGGGTGTCGATGCTATGGAGCAGCTTGTTTACCAGTTCCGGGCGGGTCACGCTTGTAGCAGCCCGCTGCTCCTTCCATCCTTCCTGGTTGGCCCATTTGGAGAGAGTCTGACGGGAGATGTCTATCTGGTCTGCTATCTCGTTCTGATCCTTGCCTGCCATATATAATGTTCTGGCGAGCTTTTTCTTCTTTTCTAATTCTGCTTTTGTCATGTTATAACAATGTTTTAATGTGAATAAAATGGCGGGCTATATTGAAACCCACTGCAAAATTGGCATTTTTTAGGGAGTCTGCCAAAAAAGTATGAAATGATTGCATACCTTTATGAAGCGATTGCAGCGTTTTTTGGAGGGTTCGTGGAAAGTTCGTAATATTGCAGTCGAAATTCAAAAACGAATCGCAAATGGGAAAGAAAGTTAGAATTAGCGATGAGAGCGTGAACTGCTATGGTACGCGCATCATTACATCAGGTATTGACCTGACACAGTACGAGCGCAATCCTGTATTACTGTATATGCATGACCGCAGTCAAGGTGTAGTCGGGCTGGTGAAGAACCTGAAGGTGGAAAACGGAGAGCTGACTGGAGAAATCGAGTTTGACGGAGCCACTGAGCTGAGCCAGCGGCTGAAGAAACAGTATGAGTTCGGGTCGATGCGCATGGTAAGCGCCAACTTGCAGATCCTGGAGACTTCCGATGATAAGAGTCTTGTGCTGGAAGGACAGACTGCGCAGACAATTACCAAGAGCCGCCTCTTCGAGGTGAGTGCTGTTGATATCGGTGGTAATGATAACGCCATCGTGTTATACTCTCCGGATGGAGAACAGTTGCCGTTGATGAAAGGCGAAGAGAGTGAAAATGCTTTCCTGCCTTTGTTAAATAGTAATATTAATCCTCTTAAAAAAGAAATAGAAATGGAAGTAAAAACTTTAGCCCTTCAGCTGGGGCTTAGCGAAACAGCTGACGAAGCTACCGTCTTGCAGAAGCTTGGCGAGTTGAAGTTGAAGGCCGATGGTGCAGCAGCACTCCAGAAGCAGGTTGACGAGTTGAAGACGGCGCAGGAGGCGCTTGCTCTTGCCGGTATTACAGCCGCCGTGGATCAGGCCGTAAGCGAGAAGCGTATCGATGCTGGTATGAAGAACCATTTTGTCGAGCTTGGCAAAAAGGTTGGTGTTGACACCTTGAAGTTGACCTTGTCGGCTATGCAGCCACAGGGTAAGCTCTCCGTACAGTTGCATCGTACCAGTACTGGTCAGATCGTGGCGGAGGAAACAGACTTCTCCAAGTACGAGAAGCTGAGTGCCGTTCCATCCGGCAAAATGATGGATCTGCACGACAATCATCCTGATGAGTTCGTTCGCCTTTACAAGGCTGAGTACGGATTCGAACCAGCTTAATTTCAAGGTAACATAAAAATTCTATAATATGAGAAAGTTGATTAAAGTATTTTCCGCATTGTTGTTCAATGCGATTATGGGTGCTCTCATCGCACTCTTGTTGGGGTATAATCCATTCTGGGGTGCAGCTGTAGCTTCCCTTGTCGCTATCGCAGCAGGAACGTTTACGCCAAAGGGTTCTGCTTATGCAGGCGTTCTTAAAGAAGTGTGGACGGGCGAGCTTATCAAGGCTCTGCGTTCCTATCTGGACGCGTCCTGGCTTGTAGGTGTGCCTGATCAGAGTTCCATCGTGGATAATGACGTAATCCACATGGTGGATGTCGGTGCAGATCCTCAGATACTGGTTAACAATAAAACATACCCTATTGAAATCCAGGAACTCGAGGATGGAGACAAGGCCTTTTCTCTCGATAAATTCCAGACGAAGGTCGTTCCTGTCACCGATGACGAATTGTACGCCTTGAGTTACGACAAGATGGCTCGTGTCAAGGAGAGCTGCGCCAACGCACTCAATGACACCAAATATGCCAAGGCAGCACATGCTCTTTGCGCCAATGAGAACACCGCCAAGACTCCGGTATTGGTAACGTCTGGCGCCGTGGATCCTGTAACCAAGCGAGTCAAGCTCTGCATGAATGACCTGGTGAACTTGAAGCGCAAGCTTGATGAGCTGGGTGTTCCTCCAACCAACCGCCGACTTGTGCTCTGTACTGACCACGTGAATGACCTGCTCGAGACGGAGCAGACTTTCAAGGAACAGTACAACGTGGACCGCAATGACGGCAAGGTCGGTAAGTTGTACGGCTTCGATATCTACGAGTTCGGTGCCAATCCTACTTATAGCACCGCAGGTAAGAAGAATGCTTTGGGTGCAGCGCCTAAGACTGGCGAGTTCCAGTGCTCATTCGCTTTCTACGTGCCTCGTGTGTTCAAGGCTACTGGTAGCACCAAGATGTATTATAGCGCCGCAGAGAACGATCCACAGCAGCAGCGCAATCTCATCTCATACCGTCATTATTTCATTTGTCTGCCTAAGAAGGAAGACGCTGGTGGCGTAATCCGTTCAGGCTACAACGCTGGTTAACCGTATGGCGAAAATGAAATATCTGGTAATCCACTGTACTGCCACGCCGGAAGGTCGGGAGGTGACAGCCGCCGACATCCGGCACTGGCACTGCGACCCTCCAGCCAAGGGCGGCAGAGGATGGAAACAGGTGGGCTATACAGACCTCGTGCATCTGGATGGTAGTGTGGAGCGCCTGGTAGATAACAACGAGGATGCGGAGGTGGATCCATGGGAGATTACTAATGGTGCTGCTGGCTATAATGCCGTGAGTCGGCATGTTGTCTATGCAGGAGGTGTGAGTAAGTACGATGGTAAACCGCTCGACACCCGCACTCTGGAGCAGAAGAAGGCTCTTGCCGATTATGTGAGAAACTTCCACAACCGCTTCCCTCAAATCCGTATTGTTGGACATAACGAGTTGAATTCAAAGAAAGCCTGCCCGTCTTTTGATGTCCAGGAATGGCTTCGCTCGTTAGGTATCAGGCAAGTGTAGATTTTTTCAGTAATAGTTGATAGTTTATTAGGTTAAGAAAGGTTTGAAAGGCGATGACAGACATCATACTAAACATACTGCAGTGGGCTATCCCATCGGGCGGCATTGGTGCTGCCATCGCCTGGATAGCCAATCGAAAGGTGAAGGAGGCTGAGCAGGCGAAGCGCATACATGACACCTTCAAGGAGATGTATGGCGACGTGAGCAAGGAACTCCTGGCAAAACAAAAAGAACTGAATGATGCAGCAGAAGATAATGCAAAGGCTATCGAGGAACTCAACAAGGAGAACGCCCGCACCCGCTATGCACTTAATAGGCTCACGCGGGCTATTGAGGCTATTCAGCTTTGTCCTCATCGCGCTAGCTGCCCTGTCAGTGGTGAGCTGCGCCACGACGAAGACGACCAGGAAGGGACGGAACCTGGTGCAAAGCGTACAAAGCGCCGACAGTGCAAGCCAAAGTCTGAGTCAGATGGTAAGTCAGGTGAAGACAATGGCGATGTGGTCCCAGCCGATAGGGAGTGATACGGTCCGGTTGAGCATTCCGATGAATAATCTCCTCTCTCTGCCGCAGGGGGCAAGCTATAACGGCAAGCATGGCCGTGCTAACGTGAAGGCGTACGTAAAGCCGAATGCCGGTGGTGAAATACCAACGATCATCGTAGAGGCATCGTGTGACAGCTTGCAGCAGCTGTGCCTTCGGTATGAGAGTGAGCGAGACTCCTTACGAAACCAGGTAAGTCTGCTTAGCAGGCAGATGGAAATGTCGTACAGCAACAATGCTAGAACGGAGCAGAAAAAGCCTCCTAACGGTGTTTGCCTGGATTTGTTTTTTATTATCGCAGGTATTATGACCTGCTTGTTTTTAATGTATTTAATCAGAAAAAAATATGGGTAACGTATTAGACGGAACAGACCTTATTCTTTCAGTTGGGGGGAAGGCATTGGGGTACAGTACCGGGTGCAAGATTACAACCAGCACAGAGACTGGCGAGCGTGTAACAAAGGAAGCTTCCGCAGGCAAGTGGAAGGAAAAGTATGTAAAGAGCTTCTCTGAGAGTATCAGCGCTGATGGTGTCGTGCTGACGGGTAGCAATGCAGAAATGCCTACCTATGATCAGCTGAAGGATCTCCAGCTGGCAGGAACTCCTGTTGAGGGAACCTATTCTGTTCGAGAGGGTGATGGCCGTGAAGGCAAGACTGCCGGACAGTATAAGGGTAAGTACATCATTACTTCGCTCGATCTCGATGCACAGGCTGGTGAGGATGCGAAGTACAGTGTACAGCTTGAGAATTGTGGTAAGGTTGAAAAAATCGGCACAGGCTTGCAGGGGACCGCAACTGCATGACTGAATACCGATGATGCCGGGAACGAAGAATCCCCGGTTTCGGCCGTAAGTGAAACGTCTTTAGAATCTGAAACAGATGAATAAGATTATGATTAAGGTTGGTGACAAGGAGTTTCCTTGTCGCCTCACTATGGGAGCGATGCTTCAGTTCAAACGTACTGTCGGTAAGGATGTCAGTCAGATGAACTGGGAGGATATGGAAGAACTGTTAACGCTTATGTGGTGCTGCGTGTCGAGCGCCTGCCGTGCTGATAATGTTGATTTCTCCATTGACTTCACGATGTTCTGCGACTTGGTATCTCCGGCAGATATGGCTAAGTGGAATTCCACAATAGCCGAAGCGAATGAAAAAAAAAGCGAGGAGGAACAGTAAATCCCGAATCAGACAATGATGATCCGGTGGATGTGGAACGTCTTCTGGGCATAGCTATGGGGTGTATGGGGATGAGTATGGATGACTTTTGCCGATGCACCCCATCTGAATACTATGCAGCATATGAAGCTTGGCATAATGCTGTGGATGCTACAGAGCGTGGCAAGTGGGAACGGGTAAGAATGCAATGCCTATGCATCCTGCAACCCTACTCGAAGGATAAACTCAAGGCTAGAGATATCATGCAGTTTGCCTGGGATAAGGAAGTGCAGGCTGAGACTCCGGAAGCGAAAGAGGAACTCAGCCGTGAGGAAATCATGGAAAGGTATAAGAAGGCAGCGGAGAAGGCTGGATTGCGCTAATCTAGATATTGTCATCTTGTGCTCGCATCAAACTCCAAAGTAGGTAAGATCCGAAAAAGACAACAGTACACCATACCAAAGCATCTACAACCCATGCTGGCGAACCCGGTTTTAGTGCCAGGTCACAAAAGTACATACCGAGCACACAGCTCAGTACAGAAATCCAACCGATGGTGGTTCTTGTTATGTCGGGTTTTACTTCGTATTTCATAATTATCGTTTTATCTTAAACACGCTGCAAATATAATAAAAAAGACGCAAAAATCCAAATAAAATATCGCAAAAATGGCTAATGAGGTAAAATTTAACATTCAGCTTAACATAGATGGTAAAGATCGAGTGGTTGTTGCCACAACTGCTGTAGATAACCTGAGACACGTGGTGAATAGTGTTAATGAAGCCACAGAAGATTTGAAGGGTAAGCTTATTAATACCAATCAGATTACGGAGGCATGGAGAAACGTTACCGATGCTTTTCAGCAGATGGTGGGCGTTCTTAATCAAGTTACTGCGGAAAGTCGAACCTTTGGAGCGGCTATGGCTGCGGCTAATACCATGGCCGGTAAGAGCGGAAAGGAATTTGCAGCAATGAAGCAGCAGGTAGCAGAACTTGCCAAGGAAATACCAATCGCACGTGATGAACTCGCAGGCGGTCTTTATCAGGTTATCTCGAATGGAGTTCCGGAAGACAACTGGATTGATTATCTTCGTTCTTCGGCAGAAGCCTCCGTGGGAGGTATTGCTAGTCTAGGGGAGGTGGTAAAGGTAACTTCTACCATTATCAAGAATTACGGATTGGAGTGGAGCAATGCCGGAGAAATACAAGATAAGATACAGTTAACCGCTAAGAACGGTGTTACTTCGTTCGAGCAGATGGCCCAAGCTTTACCACGTGTTACGGCTCAAGCTTCGACCTTAGGAGTGTCGATAGATGAACTGATGGCTTCATTCGCAACTCTTACCGGCGTAAGTGGAAATACCGCAGAGGTTAGCACTCAGCTTGCTGCTATTTTCACGGCTCTTATTAAGCCTTCGAGTGAAGCTGCTGAAATGGCTCAGCAGATGGGTATTCAGTTTGATGCGGCGGCTATTAAGGCGGCTGGAGGAATGCAGCAGTTCCTTGAGTCTCTTAGCGCAGATGTAAAGCGTTTCTCTCTATCGAGCGGTATGCTGGAACAGGAGATATATGGTAGGCTTTTTGGTAGTGCGGAAAGTCTTCGCGCTATCACCCCATTAGTTGGTAATCTGGCAGATAAATTCCGGAGCAATGCTGCTGAAATGCAAAATAGTGCAGGAACTGTTAGTGAAGCTTTTGGTATCATGGGTAATACAGGAAGCGCAGAGATTCAACTTCTGAACAATAAGCTTGGTGAATATACGGATACAATACAAGGTAGTATAGGTAATCTGTCCCCATACGTTAACTTTATCTCCCAGATTATTATTACCGGAAATTCCGCTTATTCTTTGAGTAAAACAATAAGCGCTCTGGGTGTTACATCTAAAATAACTTCTTCGGTTATAGCTACGTTTAGTCCAATCTGTAAGGTGGTGTCTGCGGCTTTTACAGGTGCTACAGTAAGCGCGGAAACATTAAAGTTAGCTATTAGAAGTCTGTATATTACAGTAGGTGCCGGAGTAGCCATTTTTGCCCTTACGGAGGTAATTAATCTTCTGGCCGCTAGCAGTGATAAAGCTGCAGGTAGCGTGAATGACCTATCGAAGGCAGAAGAGAAGGTCAAGCAGGCGCACGAGCAAACTGCTCAGCAGATATCGTCCGTGCGTAGCGAAATGTCACTGAATATAGCTAAGTTGAAAGAATTCAAGGGCAGCAAGGAGCAGGAGAAGACTCTGGTACAACAGATGAATGGCAAGTATGGGGAGGCTATGGGCTATTATTCTACCGTATCACAATGGTATCAGGCGCTTACGGCTAATTCTGAGGCATACTGTAATCAGATGATCAATGAAATTAGGCTGAGAGAACTTGCCAACCAGGCAGCAAACCTGATCAAGCAGCAGCACGATATTAAATATGATGAAAACGGGAAGTTGAGGAAATATAGTGGGAAAAATAAAACTGAACCCAAGGCTGTAGGTCAGATAGATGCTGGTGACGGTAAGATTATTCCTATTATGCAGGAGGTTGAGATCGAGGGAACCAGTCAGCTTGATGAGGTTAACAGAAAGATGACCTCGCTTTACCGTCAGCAGCAGAATGTGAAAAAGCAAATGGAGTCCATCGTCAAGAATGGACAGAAAATAAACTTCAAGCATACTGCCGGGTATAGTTCGACTCCTCCGCCACCATCTTCCGGCAATACATCAAAAGGCGGTGCGACAACTACAACGAAGCCGGAAGTGAAGGAGAAGGCTCTAGAGGGTAGTATTGATTTCTATGAGGAGGAAATCCGGGAATTACAGAAGAAAATCAATGCTTCAGCTGATGAAGCTGCCGTCAAGAGTCTTCAGCAGATTCTGGAAGGAAAGCAGCGAGAGTTGGGGATGTTGAAGGTAAGGCTAGGTATCGAAAGTGTTCCTGATATCGAGGTTAAGAAAAAGGCTGAAGATATATTATCGGATATAGATGGGCAAATTGACCATCTCAAGCTAAGACCAATAGAGATTAAAGTTGAAGGACTAGAAGATCTGGAGAAACTGCAATCCCTCGGTAACATCAATCTCTCGAGTTTTCAGAGCGTCCAGCAGCAGCTGTATACCATCAATGGAATCTCTAATTCTACAGCTAAAGGGCTTGCCGTAGCCGGAGAGAGCTGTGCAGTGCTTGGAAGCGCCATGCAACAACTTGGTTCTGATAGTGCGGCTGCCAAGGCTGGCATGATGATGGCTGCGGTAGGCCAGATTGTTCTTTCCTTCGCACAGGCGATGACCTCTACCAAGACCTGGATAGACTGGCTCGCCTTCGGTATTACTGGTGCGGCACAGCTGACCAGCATCATCGGTATGATAAGCAAATTTGCTACAGGTGGTATTGTGGGCGGCAGTCAGAAAAGCGGTGATAATGTCCTGGTACGTGTCAATTCGGGAGAGATGATTCTGAATGCAGCGCAGCAGGCTAGACTTTTCGCAATCGCCAATGGCGCATCCCTCTACGGAGCAGCTGCGCAGGTTGGTTCTGGAATCTCTGATGGCTTTGCTCCAGGAGTAAAGGCTTCTACAAGTCGTTTGCAGGGCATCCTTATCGAGAACGACCAGGCGCCTATAGATATTAACCTGCGCCTGCGGGGAAGAGATATTGTCGGCTCTGTAGCGAATGAGACAAGAAGCAATCGCAAGCGGAGCAATATCCGTATCAGATAATAGTATTATAACATCATTATAAAAGTATTAGTAGGCTATGTATATACACGGTTATTATTATAACAGGAAAGAAGAGAAAATCTCCGTCTATATCCTGGTTCGAGGTGATCGGTCCGAGGAAGTCGAGATAGGTGGCGATGGTAGCGGAGTCACCTTTTCTGATGATCCGGTGGAAATCACCTCGCAGGTGAATGATACGTTCGATCATATTCTCTGCTCGCAGGCTTCTATCCGCTTGCTCTGCGAGAACTATGTGAAGGAATTCTTCTCGGGATCCTGTAGGGATGCTGTGGTGAATATCTATCGAGGGGCAGAATGCCTCTTTGCCGGATATATCGAGCCTCAGACTTTCTCGCAGGGATATAATGAGTGCGAGGATGAAGTAGAACTGACTTGTGTGGATGCACTCTCCGCCCTTCAGTATTCAAAATACAAGAATGTCGGTTCGGCTTTAGTGCTATATAATAAGGTAAAGGCAGAGGCACAGCAGCGTACCTTCCATGATATCGTGATGGATATACTGAATGGTGTGATGGATGGTATTGATATTCTCGGCGGTCATGATAAGCCTTTGTACTATGATGGTAGCAAATATGTAGCCGCAGAAAAGGATAAGCAGTATTCCGTACTACAGGATATCAGTATCTCTGAACTTCTCTTTCTTGGTGATGAGGAGGATGATGTCTGGACTCAGGAGGATGTGTTGACTGAAATTCTGAGATATCTCAATCTTCATATAAGGCAGGCTGGCATGAATCTCTATCTGTTCTCCTGGGAGACAATCAGGAGTGGAAAATCTCACTCCTGGCATAACCTCAATGGGAGCGGTGATTTAACGATTGTTCCTCGGACGGTAGATATTACTACGTCTATCGTAGCAGACTGCGATACGCAGATCAGTGTTGCGGAGACGTATAATCAGTTCAAGTTGACGGCTGATGTGAAGGAGATGCAGAATATCGTCAAGAGCCCTCTCGATAGCGATGCGTTGCGTAATGCTTTCCTCGGCATGCAGAAGTATATGACAGAGTACGCTTCCGATGGAGAGGGTAAAAGAGCTTATCATGGATTCGCGGAACTGGTGGCAAATGGCGGTACTGGCTATGATGGTGGTTCTGTGGTCGACTGGTATGTACAGGTAAGGAAGTGCCAGAATTGGCGTTTTTATGGCGCCGAGAAAAAGGATCTCGTGAAGGACTTATGCCAGGGGATCAATCAGCAGGATGCCGTAAACTATCTGGGAACCGTGCCAGGTGCCTCAATGCTGTTGTCTGTAGGAAGCGTCAAGAAGACGAACGGCGGACAAGACAATTCGCTCGTATCAAAAATATCCATGACCGATTATCTGGTAATCAGTGTAAATGGCAATGGTAAGGATGGGGAAAGCGAATTCTATCCTAATGACTCGGATCTCCTGAAAGCGATACCATGCGCAGAATATTTAGGCAATGAAGTTGGTGGCGTGTTTTCGCCTAGCGATGAAAACACAACCAATTATATAGTGATCTCCGGCAAAATGGTAATGAATCCTCTGATGAGGATGACGGCTAATTATCATGATCTGAGAAACAAAACCTGGTTGAGTGTACCGTTCAGCGGGCAGGATGGTATCTACGTCTGGCATCAGACCGTGCCAAGCCGCAATAACGGAGACGGTCGCTATTATACGCGCAGATATTGGAAAACGGAGAACTGGAGAAATGAGGTGGTGTCAGATGATGCTATGGATAAGAAGAATGATGGCGGATTTATGACGTTTACCGGTGAGGGTCCGCAGGAGTTTGAGTTTAAGTACAGTGCATTCGGGGACAGTACCGATAAGTTGTCAAAGGTCGGCGTAATTCAGTGTATGCTGATAATAGGTGATAAATGCGTAGTTGAAAAACGCCCTGGGCAGCTCCTTGGAAGCGATAAGGTGGCAGGAACAGGCAATGGGCAGCTATCGGATTATGTTTGGATGAAGTATAAGACCAGAGAGGAATGCTCATCTGACGATGAATACTACCAGCAGAGTTTCTCGGTGGGATTCGACCCTAAGATTGGGGACAAAATCATCGGTACAGAGTTTTCTATGCAAAATAATCTGAGCTATACGGATAATGTGGATGCAGATGGAACAGCCATTCCGGTTCGCATGAGCGACAAAGTACATGGTGCTGTTAAGTTTATCATCCTTGGTCCCGTCAACAGCGTGTGGGAAGAAATCGTCCGACGACATCCTACAGCCTTCCGACATACCAAGTGGTCGAGCAATACGAAGCCGATTCTTTCCCATGTGAGCGATATTCTGTTGGAAGAGTTCGAGGTGAAGGTTGTAAGTGATCATGGGAAGGTTGGCGGTGATGGCGCTGAGAACGACCTAGTATATCTGAGCGACACGAAAGAAGATTTTGTGAATGCCAAAGATGATCTTGAGATGAAAATTACCACTGCTCTGACTTCTGAGGAGTGCAAGGCGCTGGGTGTAAAGAATGGCATTAGTCTTTCTGCGCCGCTGAATGTTAATACGGAACTGAGTTTGCTAGGTATTTACAATAGTAGCAATGGTGAATTGGCAAAGCCGGAGCAGCATTATGTCAATGACTACTGGCAGGAATGGCATGAGCCAAGAGTTGTCATGGAACAGAATCTGATGGATGAGCGCGGTAATGTTTCTCCATTCTATCTGTATCGACATCCAGCAATCGGTAAGACCTTCCATGTGCAAGGTATCAGCTATAATCTAACCAGTGGCACTGCTCAGATGACGATTAAAGAGATATTCTAATTATATTCTAACAATATTATAAAGTCGTATGATAGAAACAAAAATCATAGTTAAATCCAAAGGGAATTCCGGAACTGGCAATAGTTCCGGAGCGTCTGGCTATGGAGGTGAGTATGTGCCTGAAGCTGATTATGCAGCTAGAGCCGGTAAGGCTAAGAAGGCGGAGTCTGCGGATCTGGCAATGCGCGCCAATACGGCTAATACAGCTGATCGTGCAAAGTATGCTGACAAGGCGGGAGAACTTGACGAAGAAGCAGAGGTTTTGCAGAGGTACATCCGCAAGGATATTGATGATATAGCTCAAGGAACCGTGACCTGGGAGAAAGTGCAGAAACTACTTGGTGGTTTGCTGGTAGGAGAAGATTTTTCCTTTGATGCGGATGGCAATATCATCGCTCATTCTATCGCTTCCGAGAATGCGAATGAAGCAGAGCACAAGGGCTTTTCTATCATACAGACCGGTCTGAAGACCGGAAAGTATAAGCTGAATATCAATGAGCTGCTGGCTTTCTCCAAGGCAAAGGTGGGCGACAAATTCGTATTTGATGCTGCGAATGATTTCCGCTTTGATGCGGAGGGTAATATCATCGCTCATTCTATCACTTCCGAGAATGCGAATAAAGCAGAGCACAAGGGTTTTTCTATCATACAGACCGGTCCGAAGACCGGAAAGTATAAGCTGAATATCAATGAGCTGCTGGCTTTCTCCAAGGCAAAGGTGGGCGACAAATTCGTATTTGATGCTGCGAATGATTTCAGGTTTGATGCTGATGGTAACATCATCGCCCATTCCATAGCATCGGAAAATGCGAATACTGATGAGGAAAAGGGATTCATTATTGTCAGAAAGGATGAGACGGGTAAATATAAACTCTGTATAGATGAGCTGCTGGCTTTCAGCAAAGCTACAATTAAGAAGCAGGCGAAGATTGGCGACAAGTTCGTCTTCGACGTTGAAAAAGATTTCAAGTTCGATGCTGAAGGTAATGTCATCGCTCACTCTGTAGCATCCGAGAATGCGAATGCTACAGAGAAAAAGGGATTCATTATTGCCAAAAAAGATGATACTGGCAGATACAAGCTGTGTGTAGATGAATTGCTGGCGTGGGGTCTTGCAACCGTCAAGCAGCTGCACGTCAAGGGAGATTCTACCTTTGACGGAAACCTCTTCAGCAAGCAGTTCGTTTCTGATTTCTTGGCTGGCAAAGGTTGGGGTATCTACAATAAGCCGGTCACCAATGCTGCAGGAGTGCAGGAGAACAAATGGACAGGCGAGTTCGATAACGTCATTGTGCGCGGTTCTCTCCGAGTCTATGAGATGATCATCTCTCAGCTGCTAGGTGAGAATGATAACCGTGTTTTCACGGGTATGATGGAGGTGGACCATTATGATCCCAAGACAGGCAAGGTCTATCTTGATACGCAGGATGGTAAGCTATACAATCCTTTCCGTAGAGACGACATCATTATGGTGCAGCAGTTCAATGGTATGCCTAATAGCAGTAATGACTACTATGTGACCAAGAACTATGAGCTGCTTGTTACGGATGCAGGCTGTGGAAGCCTAGAGAATGGTGACAAGAGATTGGACTGGGTGAAGTTCACCAACTTCACCTCATCAATGGCAGGTGCAACTCCTGAAACTCTCATCAAGAAAAAAGATACCTTCGTGCGCGTGGATAACCTCAGTGACCCAGACCGAAAGGGTATCATGCAGATTATCACCGTTGGTACAGCCTCACCTCACCTGGATGTCATCTATGGTCTTAAGACAGACCCAGAGGGAGCATTGAAGGGCAGACTGGGCAACCTGGAAGGCATCGTGCATCCATGGTTCGGCAGACTGCAGGGTTTCGGGGAATATCTGAATAACCTCTATGCAGTGGGAGATCTGATTCTCCGCAGGACAGGCGAAAGCGTAGATACCAAGTTCCAGGTTCTTGAGAATATGTTTTCAAGCCGATTTGCCAAGACCAGCTATGAGCTGACCAATGGAAAAAACTATCTGGAGAATGGGCAATTCCTGGAACAGATATCAGATGCCGACAATACAATCATCGCCAACTGGGAGATGATTGAAGGTGAGGATACGGAATTGTGGGTTGATGCCAATGGTTTGCCGTTTATGGTGAACGGATCACTTTCAACTAGTGGTAACAGAAAGGTCTCCCTGGAGCAGAGTGATGGCAGGCAGATGCTTCGCATACAGAACTGCGGTCTGAGACAAGCTAATGCAGACATCAAACAACCAGGAACTCATAAGGAATATGTGAAGGGAAGCGGTTCGATTAATGACGCAGGATTGGCTCAGACAGAAGGATCCGCAGTCGAGGTGCAGGATAAGCTCTATGTTAATGTCCGCATCTACGCAAAGAGTGCAGGGCAGCTTACCTATGGCTTCGAGGGCTGCAAGGCTGTGACTGGAAAAGTGAACGAACTGGCTGCGAAGACTGTAAACATCGCCTATTCGGGCGAATGGCAGAATGTAGGCTTGGAGGGTAAATGGAACGGCACAGGTGATTTCATCATCCGATATTCGGGAGATTGCTATATTGCTGTCGTTTCAGTCACCGACGAACCGCTAAGTGAGCTATCTAAGACGGTGAGCACTCAGATCATTCAGACTGCAAGCAATATCAAGCTGTTGGGTGAGAATATTAATAAGGTGAATGGCAAGACTACGCAGCTGGGTATAGACCTGGATGCAGAGAAGGGCGAAATTCGGCAGTATGTCGATACTAAGGATAAGAAGAATCGAGAAGATACCTCTTCCCTGATTACTCAGACATCTAGCAGTATCACGTCATCTGTTGATAAGAAGCTGAAGAACCAGTATGATACCATCACTAGCGAATATTCTTCTTCCATCACCCAGAAGGCTGATCAGATTACTCTTAAGGTATCAGCTGCTCAGACAGCAGCAGACAATGCCCAGAGCGCAGCCGATGCAGCTCAGGGTACTGCCGATACTGCCATTGAGAAGAATGCAGAGCTGAAGGTGACTGTTGACGGCATAGGCACCAAGGTGGATACCAAGATAGCCAATGCCAAGGGCGAAATCACCAAGGAGTATTCATCAGCAATCAACCAGAGCGCCAAGGACATTACCTTGAAGGTCTCAGCCGCTCAGACAGCAGCCGACAACGCCCAGAGCGCAGCCGATGCAGCTCAGGGTACTGCCGATACTGCCATCAAGAAGAATGCAGAGCTGAAGGTGACCGTTGACGGCATTGGTTCCAAGGTGGATACCAAGATAGCCAATGCCAAGGGCGAAATCACCAAGGAGTACACATCAGCAATCAACCAGAGCGCCAAGGACATTACCTTGAAGGTCTCAGCCGCTCAGACAGCAGCCGACAACGCCCAGAGCGCAGCCGATGCAGCTCAGGGTACTGCCGATACTGCCATCAAGAAGAATGCAGAGCTGAAGGTGACCGTTGACGGCATTGGTTCCAAGGTGGATACCAAGATAGCCAATGCCAAGGGCGAAATCACCAAGGAGTACACATCAGCAATCAACCAGAGCGCCAAGGACATTACCTTGAAGGTCTCAGCCGCTCAGACAGCAGCCGACAACGCCCAGAGCGCAGCCGACGCAGCGCAGGGTACCGCCGATAGTGCCATTGAGAAGAATGCAGAGCTGAAGGTGACTGTTGACGGCATAGGCACCAAGGTGGATACCAAGATAGCCAATGCCAAGGGCGAAATCACCAAGGAGTATACATCAGCAATCAACCAGAGCGCCAAGGACATTACCTTGAAGGTATCAGCCGCTCAGACAGCAGCCGACAACGCCCAGAGCGCAGCCGACGCTGCACAGGGTACAGCCGATACTGCCATCAAGAAGAATGCAGAGCTGAAGGTGACCGTTGACGGCATTGGTTCCAAGGTAGATACCAAGATAGCCAATGCCAAGGGCGAAATCACCAAGGAGTATACATCAGCAATCAACCAGAGCGCCAAGGACATTACTCTTAAGGTGTCAGCTGCTCAGACAGCAGCCGACAACGCCCAGAGCGCAGCCGATGCAGCGCAGGGTACTGCCGATACTGCAAAAAAGAGTGTCGCAGAATTGAAGGTGACCATTTACGGTATATCCACTACAGTAGCGAATAAGGCTGATACATCAACTCTTGATAGTAAGGTGACTGCGCTGAATAGGTCTATTTCGAGTGCAAAGCAGTCAGCAATAGATACACTCAACGCTCGCATAGATGGTGGTGTAGCAGAATTCTACAAGCAGGCTTCTCCACCTAGCTTCACGAACCTGAGCTGGACATCTGCGGAATGCCAGCGCCATGCTGGTGCATTATGGTATGTGGTTGAACCAGGAACAAAGGGCTATGTTACTGGTCATCTCTATCGCTTCGTCGTGATGCGTGGAACTGGCGGAGCCTGGGAAGATGTAGATGAATCCATAGATTCTGCCACAACAGTTCAGCAGAACGCAAGCGGCTGGAATGTAGCATCAGGTATGTTTGATGCGAAAGGCAATCTGACTGCATCAGGAGTCGCATCCATAACACCTACGGTTACAACAATCGCTAACAAGAGTATCGACGACAAAAAGGAAGAAATCATATCTGGACTTATGGTCAAGTCGGATTTCTCGTCATTATTCTCTAAGGCATTCGATGAGAAGAAGGGTGTAGTTCAAGCAGATATCAGCACGTTCGTCACTAAAACTGCCGCAGGAGAAATGATATCCAATGCTACCATTCAAGCCGACCAGATAAGTCTTACAGGTCATTGCCTGAACTTTACAGGCAGGCAGATAACGATCACTACTGATAACTTCAAGCTTGATAAGAGCGGAAACATGTGGTGTCAGAATGGTACGTTTAGTGGTACGGTTACAGGTGTACACGGAAGCTTTAAGAACCTTGATTGTATTGACAGCAACGGAAACGTTGTTGGAAGCATTCAGTTCGGTTCGGATGGCAGAATGTGGTTCTCGGGTGATATGTATCATCAAGGAATGGATACTGAAAAAAAACGTGGCTACCGCTTTTATGCATCAGACCTCTTGTGCAGAGGAATGTTTGGACATCGGCAAAAGGTAATGGCATATGTTTTCGGCACGTATATGAATATATACACCAAGGATTCAGACGATTTAGACAACTACGTCAAAATTCTGCTTGTAAGCGGAACGGAATCAGGCAAAACATACTACAAAATACCTCTGTATGGTTTCGGTAATTATGGAGATGCTTCAGGTTTTGCGATAGATGTGGTTGTTATTAATTGCAGCTCTGATTACTACTATGTATTCGAGGGAATGGGTAATGGTAAGGAATGGCGAGTCATCAATGGCAACAATAACCATACGATCCATTTCGCTGATATTGGTGGATGGCACGATCTGAAAGGTGGCGAAAGCTTGTCTTGTGTGTATGTGGCTCCGAGATTACTGTTTCCAAGGCCATCCGGTCCAGGCGCAGGCGTCTTCTGGAGTGGCGAGTATGATTTGAACTGGTCTTAATTTTAATATTTAAAATATAGTACAATATGAGTAGTGCAATTAATAACAGCAACCTCGAAGAGGCATTCAAGAACTCAGACTGGTCCGCCATCTGCGCTGCATTGATGCCGCACTTCAACGATTACTTGGCGAGAAGATCTAAGAATGTCTTCGAGTGCGAACAGGTGAATACCCTCGACCATGTATCTACCGTTCCTGCCCTCTATGACGATCAGGCTGGTGTGCGCAAGCAGGTAATCGTACCTATGAAGGTGTTCACCCGTGATATTGACGCAGAGCTGGAGAAAGCCAAAAAGGTGACTGAAGCTGCAAATACTGCAACAAAAAAGGCCAACACGGCTGCAGCAAATGCAGACAAGGCTAGGGAGGGGCTGGAGACTAAGAAGCAGGAGGTAGATAATGCCGTAGCTGAGAGTAAGACTGCGACCGAAGCAGCCAAGAAGGCTACTTCGGATACTTTGGCTAGCAAGACTGCAATCGAGAAAAATGAAAGTGGCAGACAGACAGCAGAGCAAACTAGGCAGGCACAGGAAGCCGCTAGACAAAAGTCTGAAACCTTACGTAGTTCTAATGAAACTTCACGGCAGAATCAGGAAGCCTCCAGAGTAAGTCAGGAGAAGAACAGGCAATCAGCAGAAACTACACGGGGAGTCAACGAGACGACTCGGCAGACTCAGGAATCAGCACGACAGAAGCAAGAAACAGCAAGAGCGGAAGCTGAGAATAAACGTCTAGCAGCAGAAAGCGGAAGGGTACTGGCTGAAAACAGCAGAGTATCTGCTGAAAACAAGCGTCAGTCTGATACCAATACTGCCATCATCAATTCCATGTTGCAGACAGAACTTGCCAAGGAAATGAACGATCATCCACCCAAAATGGGAAGCAATGGCAACTGGTGGCAATGGGATCTCCCCAAGCATGAATATGTTGATACGGGTGTCATTGCCCGAGGCGGTGCTATGTATCCGTCATTCCGCCAGCATCGCAACAAGCTTCTTATGAT